AATACCATTACTTGCATCAAATATAGATATATCCATACCCATTTGTTCGCAAGCGATTAAAATGTATTCTCTGCTGGCAGTATTAACAAAACTCTCCTTAATAGCATTGTCCAACTCAGTGTACATAATCGCTAATTCCAACGCAGCTGGAGCAAGCGCATTAAATAAAATAGACCCCTCTCTGGTATCGAGATCGGGGTACTTATCTGTGACTCTAACCATCATTCTTTGCAGAATGTTCTCGTAGGTCATTTCTTCAAAAGCCAATTAAACATTCACCTCCAACTCGGTAGAAATGTCGCCCATAGTAGTTATCGCCGTAAAAGTGGTGTGCAATTTGTGTTTGTTGATTTCAAACTCAAAATCCTTACAACCACTTATGCGATCATCTTGAGTGAGTGCTTCCGTAATCCGTCTCGGTAACTCGGACATGACATAAGGCATCGGTTGTCCAAATAAATCCACAAGTTCAACACCGTAATCCCACGAATAGATAATGAACTCATATCGTTCAGTGCTGAGAATTAAATAGATTGCTTGTTTAATAGCATCCACATCATCGGTGTAACCATTAATTCTATCATCTATTTCATCAAGAGTTTTTTCTGGGTCAAATCTAACTTCTATTTTATACGTTCTTGTTGGGTACTCTACCTCAACAATCTCGTCCATCAAGATATCAATATTAGGAATCATGCTCAATCACCCTTTGGAAGTCGGTCTAAAATATAATAAAATTGACCACCTTGTTTACGCATAAGAGCAACCTTATCGCCAACTTTTAACGCACCATGCACCAAGATTTTCTTTCGGCTAAACGCTATATCATGATTATGACTCGCAAAAGCTGGGTCGCCACTACCACCGCTTTTGTATTTGGTGTCCCATCCGTAGGAATCTTTAACGGTTACTTCAATCTCGTAATCTGTTAAATGTTCTGGAATAATCAATACACTTTTTGGAAGAATAAACTGATTGGTAACTTGAATCTTAAGAGGGTTTACGGAAGTTACAGTTCCAAACCTTAAATCCGCTGGTTTATTGCTCTCATTAGCATCAATAGCTGCTCGTTTCATAATATCAATTAAACCAGTACTCATTAGCCCTCCCACGCTCCTTCCAGCGTTAAATCCATAGTGTAGTTGTCTTTTTCAAACTTGTGCGTAACTTTTTCTACCAACATATAATTATTGGTAACTATATCACCAAGGTTCAATTTAACAGGGATAAGAGTACCACCCCTGACTTTAACATCCCCAAATGCACCAGTTATCTTTAACTCTCTAGTTTTTTTGCAATACAGTCTCAACAGAGCGTTGGCCTTGTTCTGTGCGATAGCTTTGTTTTTGACTTCTTCAAAGTATCGTAAAGTACCCCACTGACTAATCTTGCTGGAATTAGACGCAGTATAGACCTTAATTTTATTGTCGTCCTCTTTGTAATAAAGAACAACACTATTATAGGTTTCATCGTCAATACTAGAACTATAATCAAAGTTCTCGGCCGTAGTGTCGCAGATTAGCGTATTGGATATCATGTTAGAGCAATTCTTTAACATAAGCTTTCCGAAATCATCGTATAGCACATACATATTGCCAGTGTTGGTTAAAGTATCTTCCAACACGCCCAACGCTATATCCAACGCAGCTTTATTTTCTTCTGCGACAGCGGGAATGACATAAGCAGTGTTATCCATAGAGCCTGTGACTAAGTTAAAGTCTTTGCATAGAGCCTTGATAATTTGGGTAGCAGTCTTATTTTCAAAGACATAAGTGTATTTATTCTTAAGATAGCGAATCTGGTCATAGCAAGTAACTTCAATCCTATGTTCTCGATCTCGCTTCTTAGTGAACACATAACCCATGAAAACTGGTCTCTTATCATAATAGAAACAAACTGGGTCACCCTCTTGAAACGACATATTTTCCGTACTAACTTTAACCGTGCTAAATGTCAGCTTACCGGGAGAACCAGTTCGTTCCCATTCAATTTTTACTCCATCCTCCACAGGAGGGGAGAATACCCTACCATTGTGTTGGATAGTTAATAACATTTCAGCCATCCCAACACCTCCTTATGCGTATCGCACAATGGATAGCGCAAGGGGAGTTTGCGTTTGCTTTTTTAACGTGTTCTCCCCATCGTTTAGAAATTGAAAACGTAGTTTGTCCGATGTATACTTTTCCATTAACATCGTTAGTGATTTTATAAATAACCATCTGTACGACCTCGCATTATTTAGGCGGTATCGTCAATTTCAACGATGGAAAAATCCAGTGACCATTAGAAGAAGATTTCTTACCGTGTTTTTTCGCATCTTTTTCAATGGCAGACTTATTGGCGGTATAGATTTTCTTCCAACTAGAGCCTTTTCCATAGAACTTCTTAGAAATATTCCATAGACAATCGCCACGCTTCACCACGTATACCTTTGTTTTAGAAGCCTTGTTATTGGTGCTACGAGCCTTTTTGGAAGTAGAAGTGGTAGTGGGTTTAGATACCTTCGTGGACTTAGTTTTTATAGTTCTAACACCATACTCCTTAAATTGCTTTAATTTGAAATTAACGAGAACATCATCACCTTCGTCTGCGCTCTCAGTGATCTCAAAATCTTCTAAAGCAACAAGTAAGTTCGTGTCCCAAGTTCTCTTGCCACCAGGAGTAGTTCTTACCACTATGAACCTGAAAGACTTCTTATCTTCTTTCAATTCGGTGAACTTATCCATGTAAGTTTGGAAACTAGATGCCGTTCTAGAATACGGATATTTCCGCATTGGAAATCTAGCTTCAAATTCCACCTCAATTAAAGATGGAGATTTTAAAATATTAATATCTCCCTCGTTAATCAGAGTTACAACTTTATTGTTAGAACCAACTGTAATATTTAATTCTCCGGGCGTGATTGGAAATGTTAACACATCCGAACCGTCCGAAAAATAAAAATGATATCCATAGGGATTAGACATATTAACACCTCCTTATTGGTACACGCCGTTAGCAACAGCATCCATTTCCTCGTACAATTTATCAGCCAGTCTAGTGGCGATACCGTCAAGATCATCCATGCCGTTGATGTTATTGTAGTTACTCATATCGACCTTAATAGTGGCAGTAGTGAACTCTTTCTTCCATTCCATTTCAGCAAGCTTACGCAGATATTCCAAATCTTCATCGGTTAAGTCCATAGAGTCTGCGATAGAGCCAGTATCGTCCTTAATACCCTTAAGCGCCTTACTTGGGTCATACGAACCGCCGACACGGTTAGCTGGGTCATTGGGGTCAGGTAAATAACTACCCTTACCACCGCTTCCGTCACCCAATTTGTTGAAAAGACCATTAGTAGTACCCAAACCAGTTGTACCAAGGATGTCGCCCAAACCATTGCCTAAAAGACTACCCACATCAAAATTAGATATGTCGTTTTTAAGTCCATCTCCGAAAGAACCTATCGAGTCAGACCAACCAGCTCCAACTGCTGCTCCATTCGAGTATGCTTCACCTAAGTTTTTATATTCAAGTGTACTCATACCGTCAGACCAAGCGTCACCAATACTCTCATATTCTTTCGTAGACGCACCATTAGCCCAAGCGTCACTTACGCTCACATACTCTTTTTGCTTACTAGCATAACCATCGGCTTTACTGCGGATAGTAGCGGAAAAATCATCATAACTAAACGATTTACCGAACAACTCAGCAATCTTACTCAGCGGTTTCGCAAGCCAATCAAGACCTTCAACGCAATCCGCAATGAAGTCCCAAAAAGCGGATAATGCTCCATACCAGGCGTTGTTAAAAGCAATTCCTATATTCTGACATATAGCGTTAATAGAGTTCCAAAGACCCATTGCAAAATTAACAATAGCGTCTATAACATTGCGTACCACCGCACAAATCCACTGCCAGCAAGCAATAAAGAAATTGGCGATACCCATGGCAACATTGTAGCAAACTGCACCGAGCCAATATACACCGCCCACAATTTGTTCTAAGAACATCAAAATTAACGCAACTACAACAATAGCGAGGACAACCCACAGTAACCACCACGCTTGCGTAAGCACTGCCACCAACACAAGACCAGCCGCTACCATAAGTAAGGCATAGAATATAAATTCCATACCACTGACCGCAGTATTAGCAAGCCATACTATAGCAGCAACGACTATGCCAATTACGATAATCCAGATATACAACGGAGACATACCAGTAATGAACGCCCAAAACGCCTTGATACCAGCCCAAACCGATTGCGCTGCCATAACTCCCAACCAAATAATGATTGCGGCGATAACAGCATAAACAATCCATTGTAACCAGTACCAGTTTTCAGCGAACCAATTAAAGAACTGTCCGAGTAAGTTCATTACCCATAACACAGTGTTGGCTAAGAAAACAAATGCGTTACCAATACCATCGAGAAGTCCACTATCGGCAGCTTTATTCAAAGCATCGTTAAACACTTGTAATACAGGTTCAAAAGCCTTTACTGCCATGTTCTTGATATTTTCAAACGCCTGGGCGAATGTCATATCAGTATTTTCAAACGCCTTATCAATACTTTCGCCAGCGTTCATAATAGCAGCTACTACGATATCAGAAGTAATTAAACCTTGGGAAGCTAACTCCTTTAAGGAGTCCTTGGTGTCATAAACACCTTGAGCAAACTTCTCAATTTCCTTATAGGCGATTGGTGCACCCTCACGGACAGAGCGGAGTTCGTCACCTTGGAGAATACCAGAACCCAACGCCTGTACTAACTGGTACATAGAGGAAGATTGTTCGGCAGCACTCGCACCACCAACCGTGTACGCCTTGGACATGATCTCTTGGAAGCGAATTGCGTTATCCACATTGTTTTGGAAAGCATCACTAGCCAACATCATACTCTTGGAAGTATTGCTCAACATATTGGCGTAACCACCTCGGCTACGTTGAGCAGCCGCATAGGTCTTGTCTAATTGTTCCTGTGTCAATGCGGTGTTTCCATCATTGACATAATTGAGTTTATTTTTAGCAGAAGTAAGTATGTCGGAAGTATTTAACACGGCTCGTGCGCCCATAATTCCAACATAAGTGGAAATTAAAGTTCGCAAATTCTTGGTTAAAATACTTGCCGACTTACTACTCTTTTGATAACCTTTGGCGATCTGATTTGCGCTATTAGCGGCTTTTCTATTGGCAGAATCTAAACTCTGCATATTACGAGTTGCCTTTTGAATAGGCGCACTAAACTTGTTTGTTGCAGTGCTAGTTCTATTAACCAGCTTTTGGATTTTGGATATTCTGTTCTCCAACTTTTCCAAACTTCTAACCGCATTTGAAGTATCAAGTTTAACACTCGCTTTTAATTCTTTTGGCAAATAATTTCACCTACCTTTTACGAGGGCGTTTTGCTTTCATTTTCTTTTCTTGCTCTTTTTCAGCATCAGCTTTGATTTGAATACAAGCAGTGATAAAAGCCTTTTCCTCCCTCGAAAGCGTTAAAAGCATGGTAGGCTTCCAGTGGAATTTATGGAGACAATAGTAAGCGATATTCGCATCACTATCGCCACCATTTATCAGTTTTTTGCTTCATCCACCAGTTCTTCCATGCTCAGATCATAGCCGTTGACCTCCATGACCTTTGCCTTATATTCGGTGTACTCACCAGGCTTGAGCATCTTCTTTAACAGGGCATCGGCACTCTTAACACCGTACGAGTCTTGGAGTTCGGCATCATTTAAATTAGGATAAACGGTACAAGCAACACACATCTTACCAATGTACTTGTCCGTGTCAGTTTCTTGATTATATTGACCACGCTTACCAGCGATAGGAACTTTCTTGGTACATTCTTTACGAATGATTTCATCCAGGTCAGAGTCAATAGCTTTGATTTCCCACTCGACAGGCTTACCATCCTTAACGAATCGCTTGGAAGCAACATACTTCACATTTTCAGAAGCAACATTACCAGCCATAAAAACACTAAAATCAGACATTATAAAATCCTCCCATTTAAATTAAATAAGCGGATGGAGTAATGCACTCCACCCGCTTTAAGTTAGTTAATCTTACAGAACGCCGTCCATCAGAGAAAACTTCTCAGGCAGTTCAAAGCGCTCGGCAGTAAAGTCAATGCTCTCAGTCAGAACATCGTCACTATCAGCATCAAAAGCAGCTAAGATAGTTGAGTCTAAGTTACAGTCGCACAGAATAACCGTCTGTCTACCGATTTCGGTAGTGGGGTCTTCGTTGGTAATTTGGATATCAAAGTAAATATCCTCACCAGTCTCTTGGAACTCATAAGCCAGTTCTCTCCAAATAGAAGTATTCAGATGGAACTCGGCACTACCCTTAATTTCAGCACCAACGGACTTATTACCCTTAGTGGTTCGACCAAGGATAGGAACTTGTGTTTTAACTTTCTCAATCGTAGCTTCCAGATTGATAGCAGACATAAAATTGTAACGGT